CCCTGCCGTCCAACGCGGACGGCTCGACGTCGGGCAGGATCACCGCGGCGAAGGGCTTCACGGTCACCTCGACCGACGCCACCCAGAACCCGATCATCACCGACTCCCCCTCCGGGCAGTCGGCCCGCCTCGCCGTCATGCGCGTGAACGGCGTGGACCAGTTCTCGCTGGACGCGAGCGGCAACCTGACGCTGGCCGGCGCCGTCACCGCGAACGGCACGAGCACCGTCCCCAACCTGCGGGTCGGCTCGTCCGGTTCCTTCGGTGGTGCGTCCGGCTCCGTCATCGCGCAGGCCAACGCGACCACGCTGCCGAACTCGAACCCGGCCGGCTCGATCCTCTACACCACCGCAGGCGTCCCGCGCTTTCGCGAGGCCAGCGGTGCGGACTACGCGGTGACTCCCCCGAGCGACTTCACCCCCGAGTCGCTGGGCCTGAAGGCGTGGGCCGGTGACCCGGACTACTGCAACTCCGGCTCCGACTACTCGGGCGTCGGCTCCGGCCGGCTCACCGCGGTCTACATCAACCGGTCCATGACGATCTCGAAGATCGTGTGGCACATGTTCGGATACTCGGGCGGTCTGCTGACCGGCTCCTGGGCCGGCATCTACGACACGGCCGGAACGCTGAAGGGCGCGACCGGCGACATGTCCACTGCGGCCTACGAGCCGGCCATTCAGTCCGCGACCGGCGGTGGCTGGTCGAACGCGCCGCTGACGTCCTCGGTCACCCTGGCGCCCGGCGTCTACTACATCCTCTGGCGCTTCAACTACACGGCCTCCCCCGTGGACGGCCCAGCCCTGGCCCGGTACGAGAGCGCGTCGACCTGTCAGTCCGTGATGGGTAACGGCGTCACCGTGTGGCGCCACGCGAGCTACACCACGTCGGCCACCTCTGCGCCGTCGACCATCACCATCGCCAACCTCGTCCGTGACCCGATCCGGTTCTGGGTCGGCCTCGCGTAAGGAGTGTGCAAGTGGGAGCGTCCCTCTACCCGCCCCCGGCTGCGCCGGTCGAGGCTCCGACCGTAGTGACGTCCGGCCTGACCGCAGGCTCGGGCGTCACGGTCAACAACTTCCAGGCCAGGAAGATCAGCGGGGTCTGCTCGTTCGCCTTCGACCTGGCCATCACCACCAAGTTCGACGCGGGCACGACCGCCCCGTACAACCTCGCCGACGTCGTCATCGCCAACCTCCCGGCCGGGTACCGCCCGGCCCGCACGGTGACGGCGATCTACTCCACCGGCTACGCGGACGGCGAGTGCGACGTCGAGGCGACCGGCGATGTCACCGTCCGAACCACGAACACGTACAGCCTGAACGTAGGCGAGACGATCCGCTGCTCTGGCGCATTCGTCCTGTAACCCAAGGAGGCCCCACAAGTGGCGATCACTTCGTATCCCTTCGACAGCCAGGCTGTCACCGAGACCGACTACTCCCGTCTCTTCCGGGAGTTCCAGTCCACCGGCGTCGCGGACAGCGTCGGAGGTACTGGCCTGTCTGTCTACGCGGACGGCACGGGCATGACCGTGAAGGTCAACTCCGGCTTCGCGATCGTTCGTGGTCACGCGATCTACTCGACGGCGATCGAACCGCTGACGGTCACCGCGTCCAACACCACGGCCCGCGTGGACCGCGTGGTCCTGAAGCTGGACCCTGCGACCAACTCGATCACTCTCGTGGTCAAGGCGGGCACGGCCGGCTCCTCCACTCCGCCCGCTCTCACCCAGACCGACACGGGTATCTACGAGCTGTCGCTGGCCACCGTCGCAGTGGGCGCCAACGTCACCTCGATCTCCGCCGCGTCCGTCACGGGCGACCGCCAGTTCGTCGGCAACACGGTGGGCGGCTGGACCACGGCCACGCGCCCGAGCTCGCCGCGTACGGGCCGGCTCGGCTACAACACCACGACTGCCACGTGGGAGTTCTGGAGCGGCTCGGCCTGGACCAACATCACGCAGGCGATCGACTGGACGACGCTGACCAACAAGCCGGCCACGTTCGCCCCGGCCGCGCACACGCACCTGTGGGCCGACATCACCGACAAGCCCACGACGTTCACCCCGGCCACCCACTCCCACACCTGGGACTCGGTCACCGGTAAGCCGACCACCTTCACTCCGGCCACCCACTCGCACACCTGGTCGTCGATCACCTCCAAGCCGACGACGTTCGCCCCGAGTTCGCACTCCCACTCCAGCTACCTGGAGTCGGGCGACACGATCTCCTGGGCCAACGGTTCGAAGCGAGTCCACGCCGACTCGGTGTCCGGCTCCGGTACGTACTACGCGGTGTGGGTGCAGGGTGACGGCACCTTCGCTCGCAACACCTCCTCGATCAAGTTCAAGGAGAACGTCCGCGACTTCGCGATCGACCCGGACGACGTCCTCAAGCTCCGCCCCGTCATCTACGACCGCAAGGACCGGGTCGACAGCGAGGGCACGGTGCGCGAGGGACGCAAGGACGAGGTCGGCCTGATTGCAGAGGAGACCGAGGAGGCCGGCTTCGGCTGGCTCGTCAACTACCTCGACGGCGAGGTCGACGGACTGCGCTACGACCTCCTCGGAGTGGCCCTGCTTCCCCTCGTCCAGCGCCAGGCCCAGCAGCTCGAAGACCTCGAAGCCCGGCTGGCCCGCCTGGAGGCCACGCTCTCGTGACCGCTCTGGCCATGGAACCCAGTGTGCAAGTTGCGCTCGTCTCGACCGGCGGCACCATCTGTGTCGCCGTCGTCGGCGTCCTCATCGAAATGATGCGGCGCCAGGCGAACGCCATGGTCGAAGTCCGAGAGAACGTGCAAGTGGCGCGAGACCACGTCGCCAACACCCACAGCACCAACCTGCGGGACGACCTCGACGCGGTGATGTTCCGGATCGACCGGGTCATCGACGGCCAGGAGCGGCACAACCGCGACCTGACTGCCCTGCGTGACGAGATCGGCCACGAGCGGCGCGAGCGACTGTCTGTCGCCGAGCGCCTCGACGACCACATCGAAGACATCCGCCCCGTGCTGGCCGCCGCTCGGCGCCTTGCGGGCTGAACAAAGGAGTAACGCAGTGACTCAGGTTTCCAAGGTGCTCGCTCTCGCCGAGGGCGAGGTCGGCTACCACGAGGGCCAGGCCAACGGGCACTGGAACAACAAGGAGAAGTACGCCGCCGAGGTTCCGGGCCTCGCGTGGGCGGACTACCAGGCGTGGTGCGCGACGTTCGTGAGCTGGCTCGCCTACAAGGGCGGCGTCTCCGAGCTCTTCCCGCGCACCGCCTCCTGCCTGACCGGCGTGGCCTGGTTCAAGAAGGCCGGCCGGTTCAGTGAGTACCCGGCTGTCGGTGCCCAGGTCTTCTACGGTCCGGGCGGCGGCGAGCACACGGGCATCGTGGTCAGCTACGACGCCGACTTCATCTACACGATCGAGGGCAACACCAACGACAACGGGAGCGCGGAGGGCGACGGCGTCTACAAGAAGAAGCGCTCTCGCCGAGACGCCCACACCTACGGCTACGGCTACCCGAAGTACGCCGAGGGCATCGTCTCCGCGGACCCGAAGTTCAAGGACGAGGCGCCCAAGGCCCCGGCCGCGAAGCCTGCCCCGGCCAAGCCTGCTCCGGTGAAGCCGGCCCCCAAGCCGGCCTCGAAGCTCGTGTCCCTGAACGCGGCCGTGAAGCCGGGCGCCAAGCACGCCCAGGTCAACGACCTCCAGCACTTCCTCGTGAAGGCCGGCTACGGCCCGATCCACGGCGCGTACAGCACCTTCTACGGCCCGGAGACGCAGAAGGCGGTCGCGCGCTTCCACAACAAGAACCCGCAGTTCCGTACGGCGGGCACGTCCTACGACCCGAAGATCGGTCCGTCCGGCTTCAAGGAGCTCCAGAAGGAGGCGGGCGTCAAGTGAGCCGTCACGCGAAGGTGACGGGCAAGGGGCTGGCGCGTATCGCCGGGGCCCTGCCCACCAAGTACAAGTCCAAGGCTGGGCTGGTTGCAGCCGGCCTCGGTGTGGCCCTGTCCCTGGCCACCTACTTCGGCACCGACTACCCGCAGGTCGCGCTCGTCATACAGGCGCTGACCGCGTTCGGGTTCGTCGAGCAGACCGACTCAGAATGAGAGAAGCCCCCGCTGGCCTGACGGCTGGCGGGGGCTTTCTTGTCGTCTCAGTTCTTCTTCTGCGCTTCGATCTCCTCGAAGCTGACCACCTTGGCCCTGCGCCGTGCGGGCACCTTGGCCGGAGCCTTCTTGGCCGGCGCCTTCTTGGCGGGGGCTCGCCGGACCGGCACCACGGGCGGGGCCTCCGGCTCGGGCTCGGCTTCCGCTCCGCCCTCATCACCGCCGACCTCCGCCTCTTCGAGCAGGTCTTCCAGGTATCCGGCGTGCTCCTCACACAGATCCTTGGAGATGCTCCGGCCGTCGCTGACTGTGATGGTGTAAGTGAGAGCGGGTACCTGCTGGTCGATGTCGCACGCGACTACTTGAATCTTCATGCTGCCCTCCCGGTGTGCATCTTGGACTGCCCTTTACACGATACCTGTGCAGTGTTGACTGTGCTGCGCTACTGTGGAAGTGTTACAGAGCAAGATCACTTGGAGCAAAGGAGGCACATGGGGAAGCGCAAGATCCAGGACGAGTCGGAGGTCATCCGATGGTTCGAGGAAGGCAAGACCTACCAGTGGATGATCGACGAGTACAAGCGCAAGTACAACATCGACACCGTCTCTTCCATGTGGGGCAACTTCCGGCGACGCCGGGGGCTGGACCGGCGGATCGTCCGGGATGACGAGCTCATCCCCTGGTTCGTGAAGGAGGAGCACCGCTGGGCTTACCCGCTGGCGATGCTCCGGGCGGAGGCCCGTCGTCGCGCTGGCAAGGATCTGACGGAGACCGACGAGGGTCGCCTGAAGAACTGGATGGAGATGCTCAAGGAGGAGGACGCGGTCGTGCACTACGACCCGGACACCGAGGAAGGATTCTTCTACGTCCCGCGCCAGGAGGGCGACGATGACCTCATCCACCGCCCGAAGGCCAAGACAACGCCGCGCCCCAACGCCGACCGGTAGGTCGGCCGAACCAAGCAGAGCCCCCCGCATCCGAACTGCGGGGGGCTCTCCTTGCATCCAGAGTAGGACAGACCGCCCGAACCTTCAAAAATATTGCCCATCAGGCATACAACCTTTCGAACCCAAGGAGAGTCATACGTTCCGCATGTGAAAGAATCATGAAAGTTGAAGCAAATCCGTGAACTGCGTGGTGTTGACATCGATCCTCCGGCCGTACAGGATGGACTCAACAGCGACACTTGCACAGCAGCTACAGAAGGAGGTCTGGTAGATGCCGCATCGCCTGGGGGGCGGCCCTGCTCCGATACCCGGAGGGTGGGTCGGGGAGTACCACTCCCCTGACGGGCTGATCAAGCTCGTAGTGGACGAGGAAGAGTACGACTTCCACATCGACGCCAAGGAGGGCTACAGGCCCAGCCTCATGCGATCGGTGTTGTTGATGGCGAGGCGCATCGGCCTTGACCTACTGGACGAAGACGAAGGAGACCCCGAGATCGTGGACGACGAGACGATACGCATCTACCTGACGCCGAGGCCGGCTGGTGCACCGGCACTTTCGGTGGTGGCTGCTTGAGCCTGAACCTGCTTGAGATCCCGCAGGCGCCCAAGCCCCTGCACCCGAACCTCTCGGTACCGCGCGACGGCTGGGGCCGGCCGCTCATCGTGCCGCAGGACGGGGGCAAGCCGAAGGGCCACACCCGCACCACCACATT